AAAGAAGCGGAAAAGAAGATTGATGACTTTGGAAATCCTAATACTGACCCTACACTAGGACAAAACGGATTTGCAAATATACAATTTAAATGGGACAGACATCCAGAAAGAGATAAAGATTGGGCAATGGAAGAACGATCTAAAATTGGAGAAGAAAGATTTAGAAGAGAACACGAATGTGAATTTATTATTGCAGATGAAACATTAATTAATCCTTTAAAATTAGTAAACATGAAAAGCCAAGATGCAAAATTTAATTTAGGACAAGTCCGTGTTTACGAACAGCCTAATGCTACAGCATTTGTAATAGGATGGGATCCTTCATTAGGAACAGGCGGAGATATGGCCGCAATCGAAATATATCGTTTACCAGATGTTGTACAAGTAGCAGAATGGCAACATAATAAAACAGATATACAAGGCCAGTTAAGACAACTTGTTAGTATGTTACGTTGGCTAGAAACCGAATGCCCTGACGCAGAACTATATTGGTCAGTAGAGAATAATAGTATCGGTGAAGCATCGTTAGTTTCAATTAAAGAATTTGGAGAAGAAAACATTCCTGGTAACTTTGTACAAGAAGTAAGAAAGCCCGGACAAACAAAAGGAAGAAGAGGATTTAATACAACGCATAAAAGTAAAATTACTTCTTGTATGCGTTTGAAGAGCTATATTGAAGGCGACAAAATGACAGTAAGAAGTCATAACTTGTTAAGAGAAATGAAAAATTTTATTGCTAAAGGTTCTAGTTTTTCTGCTAAAGAAGGGGAAACTGATGATTTAGTAATGTCTACAATATTAGCATTAAGAATTATTGAGGTAGTAATGGCATGGGATATGCCAACATATGAATATCTCATAAATAGTGATACAGAAGAAGCAATTAAGCCTATGCCTATTGGCTTCTTATAAGGTAAATAACAGTATGGCAAATAAAGAAAATATATCATCTGACTTAGTTGGAACTTTAACAGGGCTTAGTCATAGTGTAGCACTTCGAGATGACGAAGGTAGAGCAACTGTTAATGCAGATGCTTCTATATACCTATACATTAAAGATAAAGGTATTCTTGTATTAGTTAAGAATGATGTCAAAGAAGTTGAAATTTGGTACGATCCTGCTTCAGCAGATATGGAATTTGTTAAAAACGAAATTAAACCACGGGTAACTACTACAGCTAGAAGATATCTTTATAGCACAACAACTAGAAGTTATGACGGAGAAATTAGACCTAAAGATTTTGTACACAGAACACAAACAAATGAAAGTAGGAATACAAGTAAATCCAGTTATCATCCGTTGGGCGAAACAAGAATTATTATTCGACACAATAAAAAAGTAGACGAAGAAAAACGCGGAGCTCGTAGCCGTAATATACAGGATGTTTTTATTGAACATAAAGGCGAAAGATTTAGATATCCGCACAAACATTTACTTGGTGCTAGAGTCATGGCATTACACGTTGATCAAGGTGGAAAGCCTTGGGATCAACTAGGCGAAAAAATTAACGAAATTAGCAGACGTAGAAAAGACATTATGGAATTATTGCGTTGGAGCAAGAAAATTGAACCGTCATCGCAACTTGAAGAAATTAAAAGTCGTGCAAAAAGTGAAGTATTATTGCTTCGTAGAATAATGGATAGTGCCGCTAGAACTGGTAAATTAGATCGTATTATTGAACATAAACTAGTAATTAGACAGCCAGTATCAGAATCAAATTTAAATATTATACGAAATACAAATGTTAAACTTAAATTAATCCCCGGGTTAGAAATTATTAGGCCAGAGGGGTTAGTTACTGAAGAACTTAATATACTAACTAATAAATTATTATGATCAATTGGCAGAATGCCTATAATACACCTGGATGGATGCTTTGGAGAGATTTAATACTTTTAGGCATCATTGCTAAACATACATCAGAAAATTCAAATTTTATAGAAATTGGTAGTTTTGTCGGACGTAGCACTATGGCTATTAAAGACAATTTACCAAAAAGCACTTGTTTAACAAGTATCGATCCATTATCAACGCAGATTTGGTCTGCGTATAAAATGGGTCCAGGTTGTTTAGGAGATCAAAAGAATAAAGAAGATTCTAAGATATACAACAACTGGAAAGAAATGGTAAAAATAGCACAAGAGCATGACAGCTGGATTCCTAGTTTTAAGTATTGTACAAATTTTGTTGAAAGTGATAAATGGAAGCTAATAACAAAAAGAAGTGACGAATACGAAATCCCACATGATATGAATATTGATGCAGTTTTTATAGATGGTGACCATTCCACCGAACAAGTTGAACGTGATATCTGTAAGTTTATAGATGCAGATCCAAATGATGAGATGTTAATGCTAGGGCATGACTTAAACCTAGATCACCATGACGACATATATCCAGCATTAGTTAGAACACAACGACACCCACATTATAGACATAGAAGGCGCATATTAGTACAGATGCAATTATCTGAAATATGGTTTCTTTGGCCTACAAAAGGCAAGTGGGCAACCCTTTTACCACAAATTATAAACGAAGTCAACCACGAAAGTGAATATTTCTCCTAAATACCGTCTAAAACGGATAAATGGACACTTGACTTTAACTAAGAAGATAAGTATAATTACAATGTAGGCCGGGAAGGTTTACGTTGTTTGGCTCATAAGATATGAACAAATTAAGGCTCATAATAAGGAGAAAATAATTATGGCAACTTTAGCAGAAATACGAGCTCGTCTAACCGAGCAAGCCGCAAAATCGGGCGGTTCAACTCAATCCGGTGATAACGGGCTTTTCGCCCATTGGAACATTCCAGAAGGAACATCCGCAGTAATTCGCTTTCTACCAGACGGCGACGAATCCAATACATTCTTTTGGAGAGAACGTTTAATGATGCGTTTTGAATTTCCAGGCATTAAAGGCCAGGATGAAAATCGCAAATGCATTGTTCAAGTACCTTGTGTAGATATGTGGGGAGAGTCATGTCCAATTCATGCTCAATTACGTCCTTGGTTTAATGATCCAAGCATGGAGCAATTGGCTAGGAAATATTGGAAGAAACGTAGTTACGTTTTTCAAGGACTTATCGTATCTAGTCCAATGGATGAAGAAAATGTTCCAGATAATCCAGTTCGTAGAATGATTATTAGCCCTCAGATTTTTACAATCATTAAGAGTGCATTAATGGACGTTGAGATGGAAGAGATCCCAACTGATTACGAACGTGGTACAGACTTCCGTATCAATAAAACCCAAAAAGGTGGTTATGCTGATTATAGTACCTCATCTTGGGCTCGAAAGGAACGTAGTTTAAACGAGGAAGAACTAGAAGCAGTTTCTAAGCATGGACTGTTTAACTTAGATCAGTTTATGCCTAAACGTCCTGGTAAGGAAGAAGTTGATATTCAACTAGAAATGTTTGAAGCGTCAGTAGACGGCAAATTGTATGATCCAGAACGTTGGGGCAATTACTATCGCCCTAATGGAGCAACCTTTGCTACTTCTACTTCAGCAACTAATCCAGCTCCGGCTACTCCGGTAGCAACACCTGCACCAGTAGCAGAAACGGCACCAGCACCCGTTGCAACACCTGAAGAAATGGGAGCAACCCCTTCTCCGGTAGCAGAAGCGGCTCCAGCGGCAGAACCAGCCGAAGCATCTGGTGAGAAGAAACCTAGTGTTGACGATATCTTAAGCATGATTCGTAACAGGGAAACTACAGGTCAGTAAAGTAATATAGGAAGTTCCGGCAAAAACCTCCGTTACGGTAACCAGCGAGGTCTTCCTAATTACATATATAGGAGAAGATATGACAAATAAAGCATTTGACGTTTCTAAGTTTCGTAAAAACTTAACAAAAGCCGTGCCTGGTATGAGTACCGGTTTTAATGATCCAAGAGATTGGATTAGTACAGGCAATTATTGCTTAAATTACCTTATGTCAGGTGATTTTACAAGAGCAGTACCCCTTGGCAAAGTAACTATGTTTGCAGGAGAATCCGGAGCAGGTAAATCTTTTATTGCTTCTGGCAACCTTGTAAAAAATGCCCAAGAACAGGATATTTTACCAGTTATCCTAGATACTGAGAACGCATTAGACGAAGATTGGTTAAAAGCATTAGGCATTAACACAGACCCAGAAAAATTAATGAGGTTTGGAGTTTCAATGGTTGATGAAGTTGCTAAATTTATCTCAGAGTTTATGAAAGCATATAAGGATGAGTATGGAGATCTTCCGTATGAAGAGCAAAAGAAGATTATGTTTGTTGTTGATAGTGTTGGTATGCTATTAACACCCACAGATATTAATCAGTTCGAAGGCGGAGATTTAAAAGGTGATATGGGTCGTAAAGCAAAAGCACTTACGGCATTGATTAAAAATACTGTAAACCGTATTGCTCCGCATCCTGTAGGTTTAGTAGTTACTAACCATACCTATGCAAGTCAAGATATGTTTGATCCGGACGATAAAATTACTGGTGGTGCAGGATTTGTTTATGCAAGTTCTATGGTTGTAGCAATGAAGAAGCTAAAACTTAAGGTAGATGCAGACGGCAACAAAACATCACAAGTACATGGTATTAGAGCCGCATGTAAAATTATGAAAACAAGATATTCTAAACCTTTTGAAAGTGTACAAGTAGAAATACCGTACACAACTGGTATGAATCCATATAGTGGACTTGTTGAATTATTTGAAGCACGTGGTTTTCTTAAGAAGGAAGGTAACAAATTAGCATACACTATGTTAAATGGTGATATTGTTAAGGAGTTCCGTAAGCAATATACCGGAGAAGTACTAGATAAAGTAATGCAAGACGTTATCGCTCGTGGACAAGAACTAGCATATAGTGGTACCGAGGAAGATATTATTGATCCTGATACAGGTGAGGTACTAGAAGAAGCCAACGCAGTAGCAACAGAGTAGAAAATGAAGGATTTGATGAAAAGAATAGGTCGTTATAGACTTATTTTAGATAGAAATAGTAACGAACCTTACCTGGAAAGATACTATCTATTCTTAAAGGATCGTGTAAACTTTCCTTTTAACATCTTCCTTCATAAGTTTCTTAGAAGTGACCCGGATGATTTACACGATCATCCGTGGTCATACTTCACTCTTATTCTTAGAGGCGGATATTGGGAGCATACGTTAGACGGAAAGTACTGGCGAGGACCAGGACACTTTAGAGTATGCAAGGCAAATAGCTATCATAGAATTGAAATAGATCCTAATGTTGATGTATGGACATTGTTTATGCCATTTAAGCAAAAACGAGAATGGGGATTTTTAGAAAAAGGTAAGAAATGGGTGCATCACAAGACATACTTGGATAAACTTGCTAAAAAAATTAACTAAGTATAGCGACTTGGTACCAAGTTTATTATGGAGAAAAAAATATGAGTGATAATTCAGGAGAAATGTTAGCAGAAATATGGGTAGCATTAAAACCTTACCTTGATAAAAAAGATAGACCAGATGCCGCACAGGCATTTGTACGAGTTTCAGAAGAGTATATTAACCTAGAAATTCATAGAGAAGAACTAAACGAAGCAGGAACAGAAATTAATCATGCATTAAATGAATTACTAGGCGAAGATGATGAGGATTTTGAAGAAGAGGACTACTAAATGAGTACATGGTATAGAAAAGTTCAGTCAGATATCACACATTTACCAAATTGCATAGGGCATTTTGAGAATGAGATAGCTGAAGCCCGTAAAGAGCTAAAAATGAACGGAAGTCTCGAAAAAGCAAGTAGGGAAATGCCAGGACAGGTAGAATGGAGGTTTAATCAGCTACAAGAAATTGAAGCAATTCTCGAACATTTGAATATTGAGCTTAGAAAAGTACGATCTGCTAAATTTAGGCAGTTTACAGAGCATTACAACCGTACATTAAGCAGTCGAGACGCAGAAAAGTACACAGATGGGGAGCCAGAAGTAGCACAGATGGAGAATCTCATCAATGAATTTGCATTGTTGAGGAATAAGTTCATAGGACTTACAAAAGCCTTAGATGCAAAGTCGTTTCAGATCAATAATATTACTAAATTACGGGTTGCTGGACTAGAAGATGTGGAATTACGTTAAGTCATTGAATAATAACACAAATCTTTTTTTCAAAATCGTTTAAAATCAATGACTTAGTGGTCCATAAAAAGGTTGACCTTATGGTCCTTTTGTCTTATACTGTATAGACAATGAGGAAACAGATGGTACATACAGTAATAAAAAAAAGTTACAAAAAAGACAAAATAAAGGTTGACCTTTGGTCCGTTTTGTCTTATACTGTAAGTACAATAAGAGTTCAACCACGCGAAACGAAGGAAAATTAATGTCAGCTTTTATAAAAATTACAAATGGTAAGTATCGCACTTT